GAGACCTGGATGCAGGACAGATACTACTAGACCAGATCACAGGACAGGATGCGATACAGCGCACCAGATCAGACCACAGGACAGGATAACAGACAACAGGAACAGATCAAACAACCAGATACATGGACAGGATACATATAATACTATACACACTGCCGTGCAGACCAGGCAAAAGCCTGAACATCTGATCAGAACCAGATCATAGACAGATGACAGCAGGCAGCAACCAGACCAGGAACCTGGAAACCTGGACCCGGAAACGGGAAACAGGCCCCGGACCCGTTAAAAGAATCAGCTTTCCCATTTGGGGGTATGACGAATATGTAGTATTGCAACACAAATGCCATATATATCTAACAATTATATTTCCGGAGATATAAAAAGGCTAATTTTGCTTTATTTATATTTAAATGAGTATAAAAAATAAAAAAAAAATTCCTTCGGAATTAGGTTTGTTCTTTACATGCAGCTAATAGTGTGACATTAGGGTATTATATATAATAGTAGGAGGCTATTGTCACTGTTTAATTACCATAAGTACCGCGTAATCATACAAAGTATGATCGTGAAACTAACGAAATAGCATAAAATGAATAAAGGAATTGGTCCGCAGGGCCTTGGTGCAGTAAAGTCACCATTGAAGCAGACGACGTACGGTGAAATCATGTACGAAAAGTCGCTTAAAGACAAAGAAATGGGTAAGAGCACTAAGGTGATTGACAAAGCGAAGGCTGCAGTTCGAGCACCGTTCAGTGATAAGACCTATTCGGAGATCAAAAAAGACTACCGTAAGCAGCGTAAAGCTGAATACGAAGCTAAGAATAAGAAATAGCATGTTTAAAATGCCAAATTCACCACTAAAACAAAAACTGTCTCCGCAGGCACGCAGAGATAAGGCTGCTCGTGACTTGGCATATGCTAAAACGGACGACCGCAGGGCTAAAAAAGCCGATGCACAAGCGCGTAGACGCAAAGCAAAGAAAGAAGGTAAGGACGTTGAAGGCAAAGACTTCGACCACAGAACAGGCAGATTCACATCGGTAGCTAAAAACCGTGGAAATAACGGTAAAGGCACTAAAAAAGAAGGTGGCAAGAGCTACTACGTTAAAAAGCATAGCTAATGGCTAGAATTAGTTCGTACAACAACGATGCCGATCTTACGTCATCAGATAGAGTATTAGGTACGAATGAGGGCGGCCAGAATACTACAAACTTCAGAATAAGCGATATTGGTAGATTTTTCAGTAAATCCGGCGATGTCGCTGTTTCTAGACAAATACCTTTCGTTTTTCATGCCGTGTGGCAAGATGAAAGACCACACGGTTCTATCACTTATGAGAACCAGGGTATATTCCCGCTTGAAGCAACATCAACACTTATTGTAAGCAAGCAGACTGCTGGTAACAAGCTTATATCGAACTTTATGACCTATGCTGTAAACAGTGTAGTGTACATATTTATGGCTGAAGACCCAAATGTGTTTGCTGAGTACAAAGTAACGTCCATAACAACTTATGATTCGGACACTAATTTTTATAAGGTAAGGTTGCAATACATAGCTGGTCAAGGCGAATTGGAACACAAAGCTGTTGTAGGCTTTGCTGTAGAATCAAAAGCTAGTGGTGACAAGAACTATATGCATCAGCAACTAGAGGCATCGGAAGTGTGGGAAATCTCCCACGGGTTGGGCAAGCAGCCGTCGATAACAATACAAGATTCAGCGGGAACACAAGTACAAGGAGAAATACATTATATAGACACTAACAACTTAAGAATAACTTTTAGCTCAGCTTTTAAAGGCAAGGCTTATTTAAACTAACAACATGGCAGTAAAATATTTGACGGATTTTGACCTCGCGGGGAATGAATTACAGAACTTTGTAGTACAAAACCTTGCTACAGCTCCGACCGGTAGAGAAGGGCAAATCTATTACGATACAGGTCTAAGCCAAGTAAAGGTCTACGACGGTAGCGAATGGATCGACTTGGGTAAATCCTACTCGGCGGACGGTACAACATTGGTATTGAGTGGTACGGAATTTGGCGTAAAAGCCGGCGGTATTACGTCGACAGAATTGGCGGCTGATTCTGTAACAGCATCGAAATTATCAGGTGTCGGCAACGGTACGAATGGCCAAATCCTTAAATCAGATGGCGACGGTACATTCTCATGGATCAGCCCAACTGATGAAGACGTAAACAAAACCAATCTTGCTGAGCGCTTAACGCAGCTTAGTGATCCTATTATCGGTGACGGTACGGGCACGGTTGTAGTAAATGGTAACTTTATTGTTTCCGGTGAAACCACTACAGTAGACACTGTAACTTTAACGGTTTCTGATAACATCATTGTATTGAACACCGATGTAACAGAAGAGCCTACAGAAGATGCTGGTGTAGAAATCGAGCGCGGTACATCACCAAACACCCAATTGAAGTGGAACGAAACAAACGACCGTTGGCAGTTTACGAATGACGGTACTACGTTCTACAACATTCCTGTACCTTCGGAATATGCACCTGGTGACATTACGGGGGTTACTGCTGGAGATGGTGTACGCGGCGGTGGTACAACGGGAACGGTAACTATAACTAATGATTACCACAGGGTATTTGTGATTCTTACAGGTGAAGGCGCGTACGCGAGACTCACCGATGAGTTTGCTCAATTTATGCCTGAATCAATAGAAGTAACTGTTAAAGAGGTAAGCGAAGGCGGTTACCAGTTTGTTATCACTGATTGGTATGTCGATATGAACACAGGCGACATTAAAGTGTTCTTACCAGCAGGTATTGATTATGTTGTATCGGTTGGCGGTATTAGAGCATAAGATTACTGATTAACACGTAATTATAGAAGGAGGTAGGGTTTCGTGCTCTCCTCCTTTACTTTTAATAAAATATCTCATATTGCAATATGGCTATAAAAATATTAAGCACCCTTGATGCAGGAGGCAATTTTAACTTAGGGGTTACTGATATACCTAACTTACCTGCGAATAAAATTACCAGCGGTACATTTAGCATTGACCGTATACCGAACCTGAGTAGCCTTTACCAGCCAATTGGAGATTATTTAACTGTCGAGGTAGCTGACACTACATACCAACCTATTGGCAATTACCTTACGTCAACATCGGAGCTTAACGCTAGTAGAATAACAAGCGGAACACTAGCCGGCGCAAGATTGCCGTGGGACACTAGCGATGGATTTTCGGGTACTTATTCCATCGTTTGGCGTGCAACAGATGACATGTATACCTCTTCTTGGTTGCAAGTAAGAGGAACGGACGATGCACTTTTAACAAGAAAAATTGTTGCCGGGGATAACCCTATTGAAGCACGGTCAATTGGATTCGCTGATGCAGGGCTATTGTTCCAGGACAACGATAACTATAAATGTATTCACCCTACAACAATGGACGGCACTGCGCACAATAGCAGCATAAGCCTTGGGTGGACAAATAACAAATGGAAAGACGGGCATTTTGCCGGCAGACTTTACACAGGAGACGGGAATTCATCAAACTGGTACCAAGCATATTTATGGGGTGACCACGCAGGTCTTTACGATTCGTTAGGATCAGCTGGAGCGGTAGAAACAGCTGTAAATGCTCGCATTGACGAAGAGATACTACCGGCAGTTGCTGATAACGCCACGGGTGTTGACAACAACCGAGCGGAGATTGCCGCTCTTGGGAGTGCGGCTGTTCTAAAAACAGGCGGTACAATGACTGGTACTCTTGAATGGGATACCTCAGCGGGAGCCACAAACTCCCACGCTAAGATTATATACGGCCAATCTCCAAGTCCAGACGGAACTCTTAACGGAATGGCACAAGTAGCAAACTATGGGGCTGATGGATACGGTCTGTTGCTGCACGTTGGTTATGGAGACTCTGACAACGGTGGTATTAAAATCACCGATGATGGGGTTGTTGTTTGGGGTGCTTCGGATGAGAACGTGTTTACTGTTATTGATGAAGACACTCGCTCCGAAAGATTTAGAATTGACAATGCTGGTAACATAACAGCTTCTGGAAACATAACTACTGCCGGTGGTATAGCGAGCGCGTACTTAACGAACCTTGGAGGGGCAAAACTTGAAATACAAAACGGTATAGACGGAACTCCAGATAGAGGTATCTATATGTGGAATATTGAAGACCCTAACTGGGGAATTTATATGTCTACATCTGGAGCAGGAAAATCTCTTGGTAGTGGTACAGCTACAGCAGGTATTGATGGTGCTACTGAACACGCTATACGTTTCCGTGTAAATGATAATTCTGGACAAGCAGGATTTATCTGGGAAAACTCTTCTGAGGTTGCTTTGATGCAGATGAACGGTGGAACTGGACATTTGTACGTAAACGGAAGAATATACCCATCTAATCAGACTACAAACTATGTAGATTCAACTCGTATTGCTAACTGGCAGGCTGCCTATGGCTGGGGCAACCATGCGGGGCTTTATGATTCTGCCGGTTCCGCCGGAGCAGTAGAAACGGCTTTAAACGCTCGTGTCGAGGAAGAACTGCTTCCAGCTATTGATGCTAAGCTTAGCAAGAGCGGCGACACAATGACCGGCAATTTAACCATGTCATCGCCAGACCCAACGTTAAAGTTCAGTATTAACGGCGGTGAAAATAATGCAGGCATTGTATGGGAAGATGGCGACGCTGGTGACCCTTCAGCGCAGGCAGCAGCAATTAAGTGGAGCGCTGCTGATAATATCATGCGCTTCTATAATAACGATGAGGGTACCGAAAGAATGCGTATTGCTACAAACGGTACGGTCACAATTTTCAACGGACTTGTTCCTGCGTCCGGTATATCTGGGTTGACACTTAGCGCCGGTATATCCGGTAGCAACTACAATATTACCGGTGTTAATCAGCTTGAAATTAACGATCCTGGCGAAGGTATTGTATTTAAATCAGGGTCTAGCGGCGATATAACGTTGTCTATTGTAGACGACGCTTCTGATAATAGATTAAACCTTAGCGGGACAGGAGCTTCTTTCTCTATCAATAACGCAACCGTTGCTACTCAGTCCGATGTTAACAATACGGTCGGCGCAGTGGAGCAAAGCTTGAATGAGCGCATTGACACAGAGGTATTTGATGCTATTAATTCTAATTTGCCTTTAAGCGGCGGAACTCTTACAGGCGGATTAAAGGTAAATGGTATTATTAGTTCTAACAATAGGACTGCTATTAATGTCGCTCATTGGAGTGAGACAAATAATAAAACAGGTGCTATAAAAATCACATTGCCAGGCTCTCACAGCAGCAACTGGTCAATGGCGGTATTGCGTATTACTACGTACGAGTACAGTACAAATGAGCATACAGTTTATTATGTTTCTGGCCACGACTGGACGAGTGGGTGGTATAATAATAGAGCAACTATCATTGGTGATACCGATAAAATAATTAGATTTGGTTACGATTCTAATGATGATTATGTCATCATAGGTGATGTTTCTTCTGTGTGGTCTTATGGTCACGTCACAGTGGATGTGATGGCTCACCCGTCATTCTATAGCGGCAACATGGATATATCTACGGGGTGGGAAATTGCGAGAGTTCAAGACCTTACAGGCATTACCATACAAAACATTACTAATGATAAGGTTGCTAATCAATCTTGGGTTTCTTCCAGAGGATACGCTACAACAGGTTATGTAGACACAGCAGTATCTAATCTTGTGGACTCTGCGCCAGGTGCGCTAAACACACTTAATGAACTCGCCGCTGCATTAGGAGACGATGCTAACTTCTCCACCACAGTTACCAACAATATTGGTGCGGTAAACGATAGAATAGATGCTGAAGTACTGCCGCAGGTTACATCTAACGCTGAAATAATAGACAATAACAGAAATGCGATTAATGATTTAGGTAACGCCATTGATGATAAACTTTCATTAAGTGGCGGAACCTTAAGCGGAGATTTAACAGTAGGATCTATAGGAAGAACATCTGACACAGTAGTTAGGTCTTTAGCGGATCAAAGTTATAAGTGTGGTTTTGAGGCTTATGGAAATGGCCAAGGCACTGGGTATGTATATGTTGGGCAATCAAGCTCCTATGGTGGTGGATTTTCTTATAACGGGGATGGTTCTCCAGGCTTTATAGGCGGAGAGACTGCAGATAATATAACTTTTTTTAGAAGACAAGCAGGTTCAAACGAAGAAGTATTCCATTACGCATACAACAATAATGATGTTTATTTTAATGGAGCTGTTGTAGCAAGCGGTAGTAACTCGAATAATTGGAATACGGCTTACAACTGGGGCGATCACGCTGGTCTGTACGATTCAGCAGGCTCTGCTAATGCTGTTGAACAGTCGGTAAATGAAAGGATAGACACAGAAGTATTTGACGCTATTAATACAGCACAAGCAACCGCCGATAGCAAGTTGGGCGCTACTGCAAAAGCAGCAGACTCTAACCTGCTTGATGGAATTAACAGCAGTCAGTTTGTAAGAAGTGACCAAAATTCTGTTAAAATAGGTAGACACTTAGATGCTGATACTACTTGGACTAACTCAGCATTAACATTGTTCTTGGGTTGGTACGGAGGCAAAGTAGTTATAGGTAATAATAATGATGGAGGGCACGATTATGCATCTGCACTTGGAGGCAATACTATTCCTATTCTTAACAAATCTTACTTCTTTAAGACGGCTAAGTTTGAAGAAGATATTCAAACGGATGGTAAACTAAATGTTTTAGCAAGAGTAGGCACTTGGATTACATCTGACGTAATGGCCGATGCTATAGGCTGGAACATAAACTATGGAGTTTATATAGGATCTAATGTTGGTGGTACACACTACCTAAGAGGTAACGGTACATTTACTACAGGTGGTTCTACATACAACTTGTGGCATGAAGGTAACTTTAACCCAACAGATAAGGCTTCTACAGAATCTGTTGCCGCTGTAAACGACAGAATAGACACAGAAGTAATACCCCCGCTTACGGACCAAGACAGTCGCATTACTACGAATAGAAATGAGATTACCACGCTTGGGACTGCGGTAGCAGGTAAACTTGACGCTACGGCCAAAGCGGCAGACTCTAACCTTCTCGATGGATTAGATAGTGGTGTATTTATGCGCAAGAGTGCTAATAGTCATCTTGACATGAATAACTATAATATTAGCGAGGTTAATCATATTACACTTAACGACTCTGGCTGGGCCGAAGGTGTTCAGTGGCAGAACTGGTTGCTTTGTGATTCTCCAGATGACCTAAGTAATTCTTCCGGAAACTTCCAGATAGCAAGCACCGCAGACAACTCTATTCGTGTAACTGTAGATACTAATGGTAATCTGTACCCGTCAAGAGACAGACTGCACTTCCTCGGTCTTGAAGAAAAACGTTGGCAGATTGTATTCTGTGAGATTCTTGATTCAGCAGGCCAACACGAAAAGAACCTGCAAAACCCAGAGGGTGAAAAATCAGTAGGTGATTACCCGACAGGAACAGTCTTAGTATGGAAGGGCGGAAAGAACATCCCTTGCACTGAGGCGGCTGATCACATGCGAATGGGTATTGCGGTAGAAGGTGTTGCCTCACCGCTTATTCAGGGAGCTGAACCTGTGCTTGTAACAGGTAAAGTGAGCGAAGGAGATTACTTGGTAACTTCACGTAAAGAAGGGCACGCAGAGGCTGTTTCTCCAGAGTTTATGCGCCAACATGGACTTTACGACTGTGTTATTGGTAAGGCATTAGAAAATGGAGACGGTGAATCATATTTAATAAAAACCTGGATAAACATATAATATGGGATTTAGAATCAACAGAGGTAACTTTCAGTTCCTTGATGCAGCAATCGGTAAATACGTGAACAAGTTCAAGATTGACGAAGAGACCGGTAAAATCATTGAGATCGACGAGGAGGGCAATAAGACAGCAGCCTATCTTGATGAAAAAAGCAAAGCGGCGGACTCTAACTTACTAGATGGGGTAGATAGCGGATCATTTATGCGGTCCGACGCAAGTGACAATATCTACGGACACACTGAATGGCAAGATGGATATAATGTACGTTTTGGTAACGGTGCTGACTTCCGCATGTGGTTTGATGGCAGCCATATGGTTTTTAGAAACTTTAACCACACAACAGGAAACGTATACTTTCAAGGAGAAAATACATCTGGTGTTAACAATGGATTGCTTTACCTAATAACTGACACGGCAAGAACTTACGTTAAACTATACGAAAACGGTGGTGAAAAATTAAGAACTGTAAGCGATGGAGTCCGTGTATATAACAACCTAAGAATAGATGGTTCTACAAATAATGGTAGACTGTACTCAGATGAATGGGGGGTTAAAGTAGGTACTGATAGTGGATACATTCAGTTTGGCCCCGCGAACACTTCATGGGCACATATTTATACCGACCGTGCCGCTTTTTATACAAACAAGCCTATATACGAAAACGGGGCTCGATTAGCCACGCGAAGCTACTCTGACTCGGCTGCTAATGATGTTAAAACATTTGCTACTGAATTATCCGACGGACTGCAGGGGCAGATAAACACAAACGTTGTAGACATAGCGAACGTAAGAAACGCGGAAAAAGCGGACAGAGCAGACATTGACAATATATACGGTTTAATCGACGGGCTTAAGGGGAATGCTCATGATCCTTCCGTACTGGCGTATGGCGGTAATGATCTTGTATTTGTAAAGCCCACTAGCTTAACTTCACTCGTAGATATTAGTGTACCGGATAATACTGTTACTGCATATAAGTTTGTAGGTGACGGATCTGGCTTGACAAACTTACCGAGCAGCGGTGGCAGTGCTTCATTTCCTCTATTCGACATAGGAGCAGAGGCAGAAACAGCCACTTTCCGTAGATTTGTTTTAGACGGCAGAGAGGGAGTAATAGTTTTTGAGTTTATAGACAATAAATCAGGTGAAGTGGTCGGCTACCCTGTAAGACTAGCGTAAATAAATAAATTATGAGTTTTAAAGACATTTTTAAAAGCACAAACGATTATAATGAAAAAACCATTATCGGTTTCCTTTCGTTTGCAGTTATGGTTATTGTAATGTTAGCTGATGTAATCAGTGGCGCAATGGGCAAAGATTTGGTGATTAACGAGTTTACGTACAATTCATTTGTGTTTGTAACACTTGGTAGCTTCGGTATTGCGGGCTTAGAAAAGTTTGCGGAAAGAAAATAATATGAAATGGTACATTCTAATTCTTACAAGTTTTATCCTAAGTTCATGCTCCGCACAATGGCATTTGAAAAAAGCAGTGAAGAAGGACCCATCGGTATTGCAAAAGGACACAGTGACTGTAGTAGACACGATTGTGACACCACCTGTGGCATTGACGGATACTGTGGTGCTACATCAGACGGATACAATAACGATCCAGAAGGACCGTTTAAAAGTAAAGATTATGCGCAGTTTCGACACGATAAGAGTCGACGCGGTTTGTGATACTGATACTATAATAAGCGTAATGGAAGTGCCGGTAGAGCGCGTCGTGTATAAAGAGCGCGAAACACCAATGCAAAAGCTGCAACGATTAGCACTTTACTTACTTGGAGCGCTAGTTTTATGGAAAGTGATTGAAGCTAAGCTCTTAAAACGTTAAAAACCACGTATTTTAAGTAATATATATAACATAACCTTAAACATTTAAACCAAAATGACATTTTATTACCGAACGACCACCTTTGGCGAAGGCCAAAAACCGTCTAATGAACAAATCGCTTGGTGGAAGCGAGCGGCAGAAAAGAAAAACTGGCGTATTGTTCGATTACCTAATGGTTACTTTCAAACCGAACTAGACCTAGGCGAAGACCAATGGCATGATGTCACTCGCCGGGAAACTATTGAAGGTGCTGAAAATGCAATCGATTCTTCAATTGAGCATTTTGCAAAGAAGCTTGAATATGCACAAGGACCAAAAGTAGTTAAAACATTCGAATAAGAAACCAAAACAATTTAATTTAATGGAATTTAATAACCCGAGCGAGATCGTTAAAGATCTTACATTTGGCCATAGAGCCAATGCAAAAATTATGTCCGGCGTCAACAAGTTAGCGAACGCAGTAAAGTCCACCTTAGGTGCGTCTGGTAAATGCGTAATCTACGAAGACGCAATGGGCCGGCCGGTCATTACAAAAGATGGTGTAACCGTAGCGGAAAGCGTAGTCTTATTTGACCCGGTCGAAAATATCGGCGCAACCTTGGTAAAGGAAGCGGCGGCAAATACAGTGCGTGAAGCGGGCGACGGTACCACAACGGCTACCGTGCTCGCGCATGCATTGCTAACACAATTAAATGAAATACAAAATGAATCCACAGTTAGAGAAATTAAAAGTGGAGTGGAAGCGTGTGCTAAAGAGATTGTACGTCATCTTGATGCTTCCAGTATGGCGGTTGAAGGTGACATGCTACAGCAAGTTGCTTACATTAGCTGTAACAACGATAAAGAGCTTGGAGAAAAGATTGGCCAAGCTTTTGAAAAAGTTGGAAAAGACGGGGTTGTATTGATGGAGGAGTCAGATACAAACGAAACGTATGTAGAGTTTGTAGAAGGAACCCAATTTAACTCGGGATTAAAATCCACGCACTTGGTAACGGACAAAGACAAGCACGTAGCTGTTTTAGACAATCCTTACGTACTTATTGTCTCTTCCCCTATACCTAATATCAGAAAAATACAAAGTGTCTTAGAACACGTTATAAAAGCAAATAGAAGCCTGCTTATTGTCGCTGATGTTGAGCAACAACCTTACCAAACGCTTTTGGCGAACAAGGTAAAAGGTAACATTAAGGTAAACATTGTAGATTTACCTGGATTTGGGCCAACAAAGCAAGAGGCGATCGAAGACTTAGCAATATTAACTGGCGCTAAGGTGATCAACGAAGAGCTCGGTGACGATTTAGATTTAATTAGTCCAGATGTTTTAGGTGAAGCAGTTAAGTCTGTGACGAACCAGAAGAACACTGTGCTGCAGGTCGAAGCCGACCAAGAGCTGCTCCAAGAGCGTATTCAAAATGTTCGCGATCGTATTGCATCGGAAACCAACGGATTTTTTAAAGGCAAGCTAGAAGAAAGACTGTCTATGTTAACCGGTAGTGTTGGATTGATTTACGTGGGTGCAGACTCTAAGGTCGAGCTTAAAGAAAAGAAAGACCGCGTTGAGGATGCTATTTATGCAACGCAAGCAGCATTGAAGGAAGGTATTGTAGCAGGCGGTGGCGCTGCACTATTACACGCGTCTCAAAAGATTAAGTCTAAAAGCCCAGGGCATACGGCGCTCCTAAGAGCTATCCGTGCTCCGTTCAATACAATTATGGAGAATGCCAATATTCAGCCTAACGAGCCTATTGTTAGAAAGAACTTTGGCATCGACGCGGTAACCGGCAAAACAGTCAATATGATTAAAGCTGGTATAATTGACCCAGTGCTTGTTACAAAAACAGCACTAAAAAATGCAGTAAGTGTTGCGACCACAATTATTTCTGCCGATGTAGTAATTTCAAACATGAGACTAGATGAAAGCGGTAAATAATTATATTGTAATAAATAAAATCAAGGAGCCGGCCAAAATGGTCGGTGGCCTTGAATTAACAGAAAAGCAAAACAGCGACGTTAGGTATCTAAGAGCTGAAGTTGTTAGTTGCGGACCAATGGTCATAGGTGTTGAAGCCGGAGATATTATTCGGTACGATAAGCATGCAGGACACGGTATTGAGTGGGATCAGAAATTATTCCATGTTATCACAGTCGGCGATGTTGTTATAGTAGAATGAAGCTAGAACCTAATGACCTTCGCGATTTAAACCTGTTTAAGTATTACAGGCTTGTTAGAAAATGGGCTTGTAAGACTTACGGGATTAATGATGCTGATTTGGAGCTGCTGATATACCTCGATTGTAAAGACCGATTTACACGTGATGATTTTATTAATGGCACTTACACCTACTCATGGGATAAAGACCGGTGGGAGAGGTTAAGGCGAGACGGCTGGATTGAAGTCTGGCGCCTTAGAAACCGCACTACAATTAAATATAGTGTATTTAAAGTTTCTATGAAAACAAAGCGTTTGATAACTAGAATTTATAATATTTTGCTAGGCTACGAGGATATGCCTATCGGTCAATCAAGTAAGTTTTACAAAAACAAATCATATACGGATAAAGTCTATAACAAGGCGATTGATGATATGATAAAAGATAAAGAGCGATGATTCCAATTACGCAACGTGCAAAATGTAAGTACGATAAAATGCCTGTTAACCAGGAGGTGACTGTTGATGCTGCCGGCAAAACGCCGCTAAAGCTTTATTCCAGCCCTGCTAAAAAGAAAGGCTGCGGTTGCGGCTGCGGAATGTAATGTTTCAATTAAAGAACAAAGAGGCGCTGTTTGGCATCAATAAAGAAGCGTCGGAGTTTGGCACACCGGTTTTCGAAAAAAAGCTAGACGCAAATATAATGGCAGAGGCCAATCGTGACGGCACTATTTTTGTGCAGAAGGGGTTAAGCCAAAACCAGATAAATAACGCGGTAGAGCACGAGAAAGTGCACTTAGAGCAGATGAAGCAAGGTCGGCTAGACTACACAAATGGAGAGGTTATGTGGAAACAAGACACAAAATCTCCCATGAAGTTTTTTAATAGGAGACTTATGGCAGAAGGCGCTCATGATCTACCTTGGGAAAGAGAAGCATATAACAAAACTAAATAATACGGGGTTACACTGGGCGTGCAGTAGGAATTCGCTACCTTGAATTTTTGTCGCCCACCCCTTTTTTCATTATGGCATACGTACAACCAAATTCGCCGTTTAATAAACTGCGTAAAACAACAAAAGGAAAAGGACGTCACTTCCTCACTGCTAAAGAAGGCGCTGGCATGACAGCTGCTGGTCGCGCTGCTTACAATCGTGAAACCGGCGGCAACCTTAAAGCGCCTCAACCAGGGGGTGGGAAAAGACGCACTTCATACTGTGCTAGATCAAAAGGGCAAATGGAAATGCATAATATCAATTGCTCAAAAACACCGGATAAACGCATTTGCGCAGCACGTCGCAGATGGAAATGCTAATAAACAAAAAATAATAAAATGGCAGAACAATTAGGGCCTAATAGTAAAGTAGTTGTTTACGACAGTAACGCTAAGCTAGTTGACAAAACACCAGGTGGAACTGGATTTCAAGGCGCCACACTTTCAGAGCTTGTATCGGCCGCTGGTGTAGCTGGTACAGACGTATATTTAAAGGATGTAGCTCTAAACGGCAACACTCTAGATTTTTCATCGGTTAGCGGCGATCCTATGGCTAGCGTTGACTTATCACCGCTACTTTCAGGAGCAGGTGGTGGTCTAGAAGGTACGGACTATGTGTTTGTATCCGCGAACGGTACACCTGAAGAAAACGCTAATGAATTCTTTACCGCGTATGTAGACGCTGCGCTGAAGATTCAGTCGGGCACTCCAATAACTGGTCCGATTATCTCAAATGGCGGCGCTGGGACTTTCAACGGCTGGAACGAGGAGGTGCAGCAACCCGTAGGGGGTGCTGTGTTTAGCTGGCTGCAGCAAGTATTCCCAGATCCAAATGAAATAATTAATACTATTCAAGTATTAGAATATGGCGATAGCGCTGCCGGGAAGTGGAATAGAGAAACAGTGCTTATAACAGGCTTTGGCTCAACGCCGTTTGACTACATCTCTTTTATAGTTTTGGGCGGAGAACCTGACTACTTGCCTACAGACTATCCCGATATAAGATTTGTTATAACCGACCACACTGTGCCGACAGTTCTTTTAGGTCAGGGGCGATACGATTTTTCTCAATTAGGCACTGTGACTCTAGACAAAGCTGTTAATATCATGACTATTGATGGCCAGAGATCGGCAAGTTGGTATGGAAGTCAATTTGAGTTTGCGCATGAGCCGGACGGTGACTATGAAATCACTATTTCAGGGATTGACTTCCTGGAGGGTGGCGTTAAGGATGTTACATCGTATGTAGGCTATGTGTTTAAAAATATAAAGAGTGTAGGCTCGTTGTTTAGAGGCGGTCGCGGTCTTTTGTACGGAACCTTTATTGATTGTGAAGGCGAGAGGGAAAGCTTTGGGTTTGACACGTATCAAATCAATGCTGAATTTTATGGATGTCGCGCCGGCAGCTACAGCTTTGGAGCTGCAGTTGGGAGTGACATTTTAGGTAAATATAAAGATTGCGTAGCAGTTGGTGAGGCTGTATTCGGAAATAATGTGGGCGGTAATATCTCCGCAGACTATATCGACTGTGGTGAGCTCAACTCAGACGGCGAAGGGGTCTCTAATATAGCTTTTGGCGCCGGTGTGGGCGGCTCTGTTGTTGGTAATTACGAAAACTGTAAAAGTGGTATCGCATCATTCGGATTTGAAATAGGTGCGAATAATAAAGCAACATATAAAAATTGTATCGGCACGGGAGAGATGTGTTTTGGCGCATATGGCTCTGGGCATAATTTTACACTCCTAAATTGCATTGGGTATGGTCCTTATTCTTTTGGTTTTAGACCTGCTCAAGGGACTAGTCCAAATGGCCTTATGAAAGACTGTTTGGCTTACGGCGATTATTCTTTTGGTTGGGACAATGGCGTGGGATCTGCCATGATGTATGAGGGCCGCATTGTAGGTTGTTATGCCTTTGGTACTAGCGCTTTCAATGATGGTAATGGCGTTGCCGCAAGAGTATTAAACTGTGTGTCTGAAACCGGCACAATAACTACAACATATAATGCGGGTGTAGTGAAAAACTTTATTGACAATAACTTTAATATCGTAAATATATAATATGGATATTTATAAAAGCACAACCGAGGGAACTTGGGTCAAATTATCAGGGAACGCGGTGAGTGAAGACACACCTAAGTTGGACCTGAGCGGCTACACACAAAAAACGCAAGCAGAGCGTTTAGCTTTGCTAGAGTCTATAAAAACGCGCCATCAAGGAGTAGAGGTGAGTATCGAAACGGCGGAGAATACCAAAATGGTTAATATCTATAACGCGATGAAGGCAAATCTGGTTTCAGAAGGCGACAACTATGCGTTAATTGCAGCCGAATTTATTGCAAAGCCAAAAGGCTTTAATGCTGAAATACATTATACACTTAACGGTGAACGCAAAAAGTTTAAGGCATAGACTATTTGAGTAATAATAAATTAAGTATAAACAATTAAAATTTAATTAAATGAAAAAAGTTACAGATGAGCAACTAGAGCAATTGCAAAAGCTTGTAGGGGCAATCAACGAAGGTCAAATTGCATTGGGTGGTTTAGAGATGCAAAAGCAAGATGTGCTATCGCAAATCGCTACTACTCGCCAGGCTCTGAACAATGTTCAAAACGAGCTTAAGGAGCAATACGGTGACGTAAGTGTTGACCTTAAAACTGGAGAGATTACTGATGCACCTAATCCGCAAGATTAGTATCGGTAAGGACTATAAAAATGACGCCATGCACTATTCTGTTGGACAGGAAGTGTATGGCGGTCATACTATAGTTAACATTATAGAAGAGGAAGAAAAGTACTCTATCTATATTCAAAAAGAAGATGCAGTAATGCCATGGAAAGATTTTAACAAAAACATGGCCATATCCGTTGAATACGATCTTAAGTACTGATGAAAAGTGTTTTTGATTTTTTGGTAGAACCAAAAGGTGAAAGAACAACCTCAGCTAAAGAGGTAAACGGAAAACAACTGATCTTAAATACGGAATTACAAAACCATCAATACGTTTCTAGAATTGGCATCGTTAAATCGGTGCCTACAGCTTTTGAGACAGAGATTAACGCTGGAGATGAAGTAATAGTTCATCACAACGTTTTCAGGGTTTTTAAAGACATAAGAGGCGATGAAAAAAGAAGTCGTTCTTATATAGAAGAGAATCTTTACGCCGTAAATATAAGCCAGATCTTTGCGTATAAAAGAGATGGTGAATGGAAATCAATTGATGGGTTTTATTTTGTAAAACCTATTGTTAGCAAAGGCAAGTTTTCTTTAGATAAAGAAGAGCCGCTGGTCGGGATTGTCAAATATGCTAACGATACGTTTGAGACTGGAGCGCTTGTTGGGTTTAGACCTGGCATGGAATACGAATTTAATATTGAGGGACAACGTTTATACAGAATCCCTGCTAATCAAATAACAGTCCAATATGAGTACGAAGGAGACGAAGAGGAATATAATCCAAGCTGGACGTAAAGCGGTTGAAGAGCTGATCAAAGTAGCCGAAGAGAAAATCATCACTAATACAGAAGATGATGTATCTGCGGACAGATTAAAAAACGCCGCTGCGACTAAAAAATTGGCGATATTTGATGCCTTTGAAATCCTTACACGTATTGAAGAGGAAGAGCGTATATTAGAGAACAAGCCAAAAGCAGAAGAAGAAAAGAAAGCTTTTTCTGGTTTTGCTGAAAGAAGATCTAAATAATGTACGAGCAGACTCTAGTTAAAACAATTGAGCCGGTAAAGCTTACCACAATACATCGTTTAAATAAGTCCAAGAAATGGGCTTATGGCTATAATAAAGAGCACGATATAGTTGTTATTAGTAAGACGGGTGAAATTGGAGAAATAATTGAAATACAAAATTTAGCAATTGCGTTGCCGCCAGCACCTAAAGATTTAAAAAAAGGCGCTAACAAATGGCAAGTTGCTGAATATCCCAAGGAGCTTAAAAATATCAAAACTATATTTGATTGGAAAACGTATCCAGATGAATTTAAAGCCAAATGGGAAGGATATATTGACGAAGAATTTAACCGGCGCGATAACGGCTACTGGTTCTATAATAAGGGGAATCCTACTTATATTACTGGCACTCACTACATGTACTTGCAATGGAGTAAGATTGATGTAGGTAACCCTGATTACCGCGAAGCAAACAGGTTGTTCTTTATTTTTTGGGAAGCCGTAAAAGCCGATAAGCGCTCTTACGGTATGTGCTATTTGAAAAACAGACGTAGTGGT